AGCTCTAGATACATATAAATCATTGTCTGGTATCCACCAAACTTTTTTGTCTTTGTAAAACTGGCACATAATATAATTTAGCCCTTATTTTAATTTATTCAAAGAATTATTTTGTAAAAAGGGAGGAGTCGGTAAGCCTCCCTAATTACAAACATTAAGGCACTAAGACATTGCGACTAGTTCTTTGTGCAACTTAATGTGACTACTCATCATACGAGTAGGAGAACAAGTTTTAAGAGCTTCAGTACCTGCATTATACAGTGACCATAAACTCTTCCCCTTAAAGTCATCATGAGATGGATTCTTCCATTCTTTTCTCATAATACTTATTTGAGGTGTGTTAATTATACCTTTACCAAATAATACGCCCATTGTAGACCAAGCGTCTTGGTTAGATATATCAACTGTTTTCATTGATTCTTTATCTTCTTGTAGTGTAGTAAATTTATCTTCACTATTATACAATACATTAAATATTAATGAGTTAAGCTCATCAAGTATATTACCTGTATGTTTTCTCATAAATGTAACTTCACCAGTCATCATTAGATTTTCACATACAAATACTTTAGCGCCTACACATACACCAATAGACATAGATTTATCATAACTATTTCTAAAACCAATAGATAAACCAATCTCATCTTCTGGATTCTTGTATGTAAAAGTGCCAAACATATGCTGACCTTTTCTAGCAATACCAAATTTCTTAGAGTGCAATTCTTTATCTATTACACGTTCACCTATAGAACCTACATTCATTGCTAAATCATAGTGACTCACAGGTACATATGTTTTAGTTGCTTTTGGCATATCTATATCTTTTAAATCATTCATTTTTACTGCATTTGACGTTATTAGAGTAGCACTCATTATTTAATCCCCCTTACGTATGGTTTTCTTTTAAGTTTAACACCTGATACTTCTTTACCAGCTTTTAAATCAGCAAGTATTTTCTTTTTATCAAGCACTAATGTTACTTTTTCCTTATAATATTCTACAGGTATAAGGTTTTCATTTATAATTTCTACTGAACCACTTGACTCAGATACTTTTATTGGATTTAATGCACTGTGTTTAGGCAATTCTCCAGTATTAGAATACATATCTATAGTATATTGTTTAAGGTTTTCTTGTTGACGCTTGAGAAAATTAATATAACGCTTTGCTTTCTCCATTTGTTTACCAAAGAGTTGTATTTCTGATTCTATATCTTGATAGAAAAAGTATATACCATCCTCCTTCTTACTTCTTTCTGCAACAAGTTCATCAATTCTAGCTTGTAAATCATCATCATTAAAGATTTCATATTCATTAGTCGCTAAAACTAAGTCTCTTGTAATATCACTGAGCTTCCTAGCCATTTTATTCTCCTCTATTATGATTTAAGTTTATGTAAGGCTGTTCATCAGGTTTAACCAGTTTACAACCTCTAGGCATTAAAGTTACATTCAATGCTTCTTTCTCACGATTAGCTGTAGTCTCTATTTTAAGAGAAGAAACTAATCCATCTGCTGTTTTAGTTGGTGTTACAGATATAATCTTGTTAGCATTATAAGCAACTCTAAAAGAGCCTCTGCTAGATGATATATCCATACCTTCTCGCATTGCTGTTTTACTAATCTCACTAACAGCAAACACAATTACGTTCTGTTGTATAGCAAGTTCCATCAAAGACTGAGAAACTTCCTCTAGTTTTACATTATTATCACTCTGATTAGACGAGAATAGACCCATATGGTCAACAATAACTACTTCTGGTTTAACAGAACACATTTGTATTTTCTTTGCTAATTCCTTAGAATTACAAGGATTATAATCAACAGTTAGCCAATCAAATTTCTTTGACATACCATTAAGTTCACCTCTTTTATGCATTTCTCTAATCTCTTCATCTTCTTTCTGTAAATGAATAGATAAGAATCTAGACCATATTTGTCTTGGTGACATTTCTAGTTCTAGAAAGTATGTTGGCTTTTGTAATTCATACATCCAATTTTGTAATAGCATAGTCTTCATAGACTTTGGTGGTGCTTGTATAATAACAACCTCACCTGGATATATAGGAAAGTCTTTACCATAAGGCTTACCAAGATTAACTCCTGCATCATCCATTTCATAAAAGTTAAACAACTCTTTTTCCATAGCTTCAGCAGTCATAGTACCTACAGACTTCTTAGATTTATATAGTTTGCATGTACTTTTACAAAAGTTATCCATTACTTGGTCTTTACAACCATATCTATTACCTTTACCTCCATGAGCTTGGTAGGCAGAGTTTACAATACCATCTAATTCCTTTTCTGTGAAAGGTTTTTCTGGTATATCAACTTTCTTACGCCAAGATTCCATCATTACTCTTACAACATCTTCTGGATATAACCATCTAAGCCACGCAGATAAACGCAAAGCTACAGCATGTCTATTACCATAACCTGTACCTTTAAGCATTTCTGATATACAAGGATAATTAGTAGGGTCTGGTTCTCTACCATAATCTTTAGTAAGCATATTGTCGTAACTCTTTATTTTACGAGACTTTACATCAAATGGTGGATTCATAGTTTCATAACCTTCAAGTTGGTCTTCAAACTTTTGAGACTTTTTAGCATGCTCTAAAATGTCTTCTATAGAACCATGTAACAAAGTCATAGGAATCTGTACTTTCCACAAACCAGACTTGTTATTTCTTGTATTAAGAGACCTTATAATACGTGTTTTATCTGTTACAGAAGGGTCTGCAATCTCAAATATACCTTTTTCTGTTAGCTCATCTTTAACTTTTAAATGCAAATCTTTACAAGGCTCCCATATAAAGTTCTTACCAGATATACCTACATGAAAACCAGTGCCGCTAAAGTATACATTACATCTATATACACCCATATCGTCAAGTATTTTTACAAGTGCCATTGTTTTTTGTCTTGCTCTTTCAGGATTATTACCGTCAATGTCAAGTAAATATTCATCAGGCATATATATATTACCATCATATCCTGATAAGCTATTTTTCTTCTTAACATATTCAACAACATCATTATCATATTCCCATAGACTGTGGAAAGTATCTTTAGCAATATTTTGCCACTTACCAGCGTCATCAGAACTCATAAAATGATGTCTGTTTGATAATCCAAAAGCAAATTCTTTTATCATATTGTTCTCCTTATAATTAAAATATATATCTTACATGTTGCCAAGGTAACGTCTTTTTATGCAGCTTTAAAAACTTTCTAATATAACCCTTTTTCAAGTGTCTATCATATCTTATGTTCTCACCACCATATTCAGATAATTTATTTTCCTGTATGCCTGGCTGCCATAAATATTCTTCACCTTGTGTTTCGTTTTCTACATTATGAGCATGTAGAACTTTGTTGTGTATTAAAAATATACACTCTGCTTTTACATTTTGCTTTATATCATCATCAATTAATTTATCTATCATTTCAAATAACATTCCATAAGATTGTTTGAATCCTTTAAACATAACTATAGGCGAGTAGTTTATATGAACATCATAACCTGCATCATAATACTCATTGATTGCTCTTATTCTATCTATAATCTTTGGTGTTCCAGGTTCTAACATATCAGATAAAAACTGAGGCATCAAACTAAATCTTATTCTAATTTTTCTTTTCGGATTGTATTTCAGTATTCTTTTACCTACGTATTTAGTTGCAGCTGTACCCATAGCCTTTGGCTCGTTTACAAAATAGTCAAATAACTTTTCCCATTCGTGATACTTTGCATGTAGTACATAGTCTTCATTACAACTAAAATCATATGTATAATATTTATCATGTGTTTGATTAGGTTGTTTAGGCCAATCTAGTAGCCATAAGTGTCTTGCAATACTATCAATTATCTGATTTGTATTCTTAGCAATCGTTAAACCTGTTGGTACATTTCTTCTCATATAACAATAATTACATTTATACTCGCAACCATGTCCAAAACTAGGTGTTATAAAGTCACTACTTCTATTAGAATCTCTTATAATAAATGTTTTTCTGTTTAAATATCGCATTTTCCCTCCCTAATAAAGAGAGCCTCATTATAAGGCTCCCTCTATTTGGTTTTTTTAGTGAGTTCTAGAGGAACTCTCCTTTGGTTAACTTGTCAGTTAATTAGAATGGCATGTCACCTTCTGATTTATCAGAAACAGAACTACCAATATTAGGTTCTACCCAATTTGTAAAGTAGTCTAATGCTTTACCTTTCCAGTAGTTAACATCATTCTCAGTAAATGTGTCAAGTGTACCAGAAAATTCTACAGGAGCAGTCTTTTGTAAAACCCTATAGTATCCATCTGCATTTTTATATAAGTAGATATTAAATTTAGTACCTACTAATTGTTCTGCAGAATCATCTATCTTTACTACTGTTTCACCTTCATTTGCAGTGTCTTGCACTTCCATAATACCAGCATTTGCAAATCTAAATAAGTTAGCAATAGCAAATTCTTCGCCTGCTTTAGATGTCTTTGCATACATTCTCATGTTAAATGTATCAGGGTAACCTTCAAACCAAACATCAATATATTTAGAACCATTTTCTAAACTACCATATTTAGCTTTAGTTACTGTTGCTTCACTCCATCCTGGTTTAAAGTTACCAGAACCACCACCTTTTTTTACTGTCATTGTTATAGGCATTATTTACTTCCTTCCTTGTTTATCGTTTTTAGACTCAATGTTTTACCACTACCAGGGTCACCAATACATAATACTTTAGCATTACCCCAGCCTTTTTCTTTAACTACGTTAAATATTTTACTGTAGTCTTGTAACATCTCAGTATCAAGAGATTGACTTCTGTCTTTTGCATGACAATATCTTTCATCTCTACCTGTTACCCAGATGTAGTTTCTTTTACCTGTTTTGTCTTTATCTACTTTTGTGTATAGTACAAAGTCAAACCATTTACCTACGTCTTCTTTTGTAGAACCTTCTACTGCAGGATACAATTTTTGTATACCTAGCTCATCATCTTTCATAGGTTTAGTGTGAACATTTACTATTACACTACAAGGTAATTGATTTACTACATTCATCAAGATGTCAAGTTGATTCTTTATCTGACCCCATTGTTGAATAGTTAGCTTATCTTTTGTACCTTGCAATTCACGTTGATATTTCTTTACAAGTTCAGTACCTGTATCAAGTACGATACAATCTAAATCTACACCTTCTTTTCTAACCCATTTTGTAGATTCTTGTGGAACAGTTACTGCTCCTACTTTTACTTGTTCTTGTACTACTTTTCTTTCAAACAATTTACCAAGCAATGATTTAAAATCACTGTATTTGTCAAACTGTAGCATTGGATAACCGAAGGCATTTTGTATGTCTTCACCACTACCAAGTGACTTGTAACCTTGTTCAAAATCAATATACAACACTTTCATTGGCACTCCTTTTTGTTATTTTATCGATTAAAGTTGGACTAATAATTTACTCATTTTCTTTGTTATTTCCTAATGATTTTAGTCTTAGCTGCATTACATTTGTTAGCTGTTTACAATCATAAACTTCTAGCTGTGCATCTGCAATTTTGTCTTTTAATTCTTGAGGAATTTCTACCATTCCAGGATGTCCTTCAAGAAAAGATTTAACCCAGGCAAGAGTTTCATCTAGTTTATGAAATGCTTTATTGCATCTTTCAAGCAACATTATTACTTTAGTATCTTCCATGTTACTCTCCTAATCTAGGCACATCAGTACCTTTTAGACTTTTATTTACTTTTTCCATAACATCAGAAAACTCTTCAACGCCATGTAATATATCAATAGCCTTGTCACGTTTCTTTTCAAGAGCCTCTATATCTTTTGACATAGTGCAAGTATTGTTATGTTTTCTAGCTGTCTCATTACAAGCCCATCTAAATGCTTTATCTATATCTTTCATATCTGAAGTATTCCATATAGTTGGAGCATTGTGTCTTTCTTTCCAATCAGCATTAGGGTCAATTATTGTATTTTTAACTTCTCTATAAACAGCTTCCATTTTTTGATACAAAGCATTAGCTTTCTTTCTGTGCATTTCAAAATCTTTTAAAGTTTTATCTAATTTTAAAGACTTTAAATATTTATTGTAGTGTTTTTCAGATACATCATATACTTCAGCTGCATTAGCCTGACGTAATGTTAATATCTGTTGATTAATTGTAGACGTAATTCTATCCACAAAATACTTACGTTGCTGTACTGACATTTTAGATTTCTTTAACATCATTTTCTCCTATTTCATTGTTATTTATTAAATTAAATTCCTCACAGTGTAATTCTGCTTCTGTTTTACTAAAAAACCTATATCCATCTGGTGTTATCCAAATAGTTCTAAGTTCAGAATGTATTTTAGCCATTTATTATTCTCCCATTAAACTTTTCTATTATATAATCAGTTAATGGATGTGGCTCTTCTACAATTTCTACCTCTTTACCATATCTACCCATAGCAAGACCTGATTCATCAATCCAAACACATTCATCACATTCGTTAGGATTTTTTGTACAAGTTCTTTTATGTTCTTTAGCTTGTTCGCTATCACAAAACCATTCCATTAGCCTACCTGCACAATCTTATTACAATTAGGACATTGCCAATGATGTTTAGTGCAAATGTATTCTACACCATTGTATTCATAGACATAACTATTACCATCATCAAAATATATTCT